CGTGGCTGCCGTTCGATCTCGGGATCACGGGCAAAGTCGGCGTCCTCTCCGACATCCACGTCCCGTATCACGACGAGACGGCGCTGCGGGCGGCGGTCGATCACCTCCAGGGGGAGAAGGTCGACGCTCTGCTGCTCAACGGCGATTGGGCCGACTTCTATTCGATCAGCCGCCACGAGAAGAACCCGAAGCACCGCAATTTCAAGAACGAGCTGCACGCCGGGCGTGAGCTGCTGAAGTGGTTGCGGCAGGAGTTCCCCGAAGCTCGATTCGTCGCCAAACTCCTCGGCATTGATCTTGTGGCCGATAAGCGGATCGTCCTCGCCGGTGCTCTGCCGATCCTGCACGGCCACGAAAAAGGCAACGGGATCAGCTCGCCGGTGAACCAAGCTCGTGGCGCGTTCATGAGGCTCCACCACACGGTTCTCGAAGGCCACGGCCACCGAACGTCGACACATTCCGAGCCCGATATGATGGGCCGCGAGACGGTGTGTTTCAGCACCGGGTGCCTGTGTGACATGCGGCCCGCCTACGCTCGCCTGAACAAGTGGAACCACGGGGCGGCGGTGGTGACGGTTCACGCTGATCGCACGTTCGATGTCGAGAACTTCCGGATTCAGGCGGGCAAGGTAAGGCAGTCATGACCGGCGACGAACTTCGAGACATCGACCGGCGGATTCAGCGGGCCGGTGCGGCGAACTGTTGGACGGGGACGCTCGGAAGCCTCGCCGCCGATGCGAGGCGATTGGTGCGGCACATCGAGGAGCGTGGCATGGCGTGCGAATACCCGGTCGATCACATCCTTCGCGGCGAGCGGGAGCTGCGGCATTACACCGGCGAGGAGATGGCACCCTCGGACGCCATGATCTTGACCGAAGACGACGCTGCAGACGTGGCCGAAGAGACAGCCAGGGCGGCGCAGATCGGCGACGGGCGGGTGTTTCCGGAGCCGGAGACGGCCGGCCCGCCGGTGGCGGTCCGGCTCCTCGAGCAGGCGACCGCCGCCGTCAAGGATCGCCACGCCGTCTACGGGCCGCCCACGGCACATTTCGCACGGACGGTCGGCATGGTCAACAACCTGTTTGCCGACGTGCTCCGCCGGCCGCTCACCACGGCCGATTGGGCACGGATCATGATCCTCGACAAGCTCGCCCGCGATCTCGGGCCGCGGCCGCACGCCGACAACGCCGTTGACCTCGCCGGCTACGCGGCCTGTCTTGCGGAGTGCCAAGCGTCCGCACCCCCTCCGCCCGTCACCGGTCACCGGTGACGATTGAGCGTGTGGAGTGACACGTGATCGCACGACCGACGCACTGGCGGGCCGTCAGCACGGGCCGCGAGTCCGTCGCGGCACCGGGCGATCACGTTTCCCTGGCACACCTCGCCGGCAACGGCGCGAAGAGCGGCAAGATCACCTCGAGACCGGCCTACACGGACCGGGAATTGGAGCTGATCGCATACCGGCTCGGCGTGACGGTGGTGGCAGTGAAGCAGGCGATCGCCCTGGGCATGCTGGAGAGACTCGATGGCTGACTCCCTCGATGGCATTGTCTCGACGACGACGAGCCTCACGCAGACGCAGACGGACACCGTCGGCAGCTCGGCGCGGGCCGTCTCCGTGGGCAAGTCGTACCCGCTCAACAGCGTCTCCGGGCCGCTCTCGGATCAACTGTGGGTGTCGAACCGCTCGCTCGCCGTCGGCTCGACCGAGACGCTCGACCTCCTCGCCCTCGCCGACACGATCCAGGGCGCGACAGGCGTGCAGACGATGCGTCAGGTGCGACTCGTCCGGGTGACCAACAACGAGACGACCACCGGCCCGCGGATCGTCGTCGGGCCGTCTGGCACGAATGGCTGGGGCCGTGTAGCCGGCGAAGTCGGCCCCGGCGGCGAGCTGCTCGGCGTTCAACAGACGCACGCATGGGGCGTTACGAGCACGGAGCGTGGCGTGACGATCCGCGCCACCGGGCCGACGGGCTCCGTCTCGTACTCGATCGTGATCGCCGGCACGAACGCCACCGGACCCTCGGGGTACTGACCATGACTCCAGACGCACTCACTGCCGCCGTGACCGGCTTTTTGAACGGTGCCCGCGACAAGGCCCGCGGCGGGCTCACCGTCTCGGAGTTCGGCTCGCTCACCGTCGAGTTGATCCGCCTGGCGGTGACCGGGCTCGACACGATCTCGGGCATGGACGGTCCGACCAAGAAGGCGTGGGCCATGTCGTGCGTCGGGAGCCTCTTCGACAGCGTCGCCGATTCGTGCGTGCCGCTCGTGGCGAGGCCGGCGTGGTGGATCGTCCGGCCCGCGGTCCGCTCGCTCGTCATGGCGGCTGCCGGCGGGGCGTTGGAGCAGATCTTGAAGCTGACCCGTGCCGCCGCCCCGGAGCCTGCCGCATGACGACCGCCCTCCTCCTCGCCGGTCTCGCGGTGGCGTGGCTTCTGTGGTCACGCCCGGCCGCCCCGGCGGGGCTGCCGCCGCTCTCGCCGATCCCGTCGCTGCCGGCAGGCCCGGCGATGTCGTCTGGCGGCCCTCACCCGCTCACCCTCCTGGCGATCCTCGCCGCCGGTGCGATGGTGGCTTTCTCGATTCTGGAAAATGGAAAACCGGCCCCCGGTCCCGGCCCCGCCCCGGTCGTCGGGCTCGATCTGCGTGGCCGGTTCGTCGGCCCCGACGCCGCTACCGACGCCGCTCTGACGGCGGCGCTGCTCGAGGAGTTGGCCGGGCAGATCGAGTGGGACGGCCAACAGGCCGAGCCCCGGCTGAAAACCGGGGCCGCGTTCGATGATCTCCGCCGCGCGGCCCGCGAGCTGCGGTGCCGCGGCGTGTCGCTCGGGGCGCGGCAGCCGGCCGTCCGTGACGAGATCAAGCGGTTCCTCGACGCCGAGGCCGGGACCGAGGGCGGGCCGGTCGATGCTGCCGCGAGGGCGAAGTGGGTGCGAGCGTACCGGGCAGTCGCCCAGGCCGCGGCGGAGGCCAGCCGATGACCGCACGTCAACGCACGGTGTGGACGTGGTCCGCGATCGGCTTCGTCGTCTTCGCGGCCATCGTCGGCGCGTTGGTCGAGCGGGCTACGCACCGGATCGCCGCCGGCGTCGAGAGCCGGTTTGGCTACACGCCGGACCCGGAGGGGCTCCGTCAGGTGATGGCGGAGTTCGGCCCGCAGGGGCGATTCTCGGCCGCGGGTGCCGACGCTATCGAGAAGGCCGAGCAACGCGACACCTTCTTGTATCGCTCGGCCTACAAGGCTCACCAAGCCGTCTACGGCCAGCCGTGGGTGGTCGGCCGGCAGGGTATCGGCGACTGCGTGTCGTGGGGGTGGGCTCACGCCGTCTGGATCGCGCTGTGCTGCGATTGGGAGACCGGCCGACTCGCCAACCCGCCGCCAATGGTTTGCACCGAGAGCATCTACGGCGGATCTCGCGTGGAAGCTCGAGGGCGGCCCGGAGACGGCCGCAACCCGGTCGGCGGCTACTCCGACGGCTCCTATGGGGCTGCCGCGGCCCGGTGGGTGCGTGATTGGGGCGTGACGTTCCGCCGTGAGGCGGGCGGCCACGATCTCCGCGTCTACTCCCCCGACACGGCAAAAGCCTGGGGCGCGTTTGGCAACGGCGGCCAGGGGGACGCCGGCAAGTTCGACGAGTTCGCCAAGACGCACCCGGCGAAGCACGTCGCCGCGGTCGGCACGTTCGCCGAGGCGGCAGCGGCGATCGAGAGCGGCTACCCGGTGGCGGTCTGCTCCGGGCAGGGGTTCGCAAACGTCCGTGACTCGAACGGCTTCGCCGCTGCGTCCGGCTCGTGGGCGCATTGCATGGTGTTCATCGCCGTCCGCTACGCCGCCAACGGCTCGCCCGAAGACGGTCTCCTGTGCCTCAACTCGTGGGGTCCGACGTGGATCTCCGGTCCATCGTGGCCGGGGGACATGCCGGCGGGCTCGTTCTGGGTGCGCCGCTCCGTCGTTGACCGGATGTTGAACGGCGAGAACACGGACTCTTTCGCCGTGGGCAGCGTCGGCGGTCTCGGCCACCGGCCCCTCGATAACGGCAACTGGCTCCAGCCTGCACCGCTCGAACCGGCCGAGGTGGCCGGGACTTTCTCCCTCGCCCCGTGAGGCCGCCATGATCGTCGACCGCAAGCTACTCGCCGTCGTCCTCGTCTGCCTCGCCGCCGGGTGGTGGTTGGGCTCGTCGCCGGCCTCGCCGATCAACCCGACGCCGCAGCGGCCGGTTCTCACGGCGCTCGGCCGGCTGGCTCGCACCGCGGCCCGGCTCGGTCTGTGGGTCGCGTTCGCCGCCGAGCCCCCGCCGCCGCAACAGCGGCAGCTCGTCCACTCGCCGGCGTACGACGCCGAAGGGCATCCGGTCGTCGATCACGGGGAGG